ATTTATATTTTACTAATGCTCGGGCCAGATCAGCTATCTCAGTTAGTGGTGATCTAGCTTACAACTCAAGCACAGGTGTAGTTTCATTTACTGAGAGAACTGATGCAGAAGTAAGAGGTCTTATATCTGTATCTGGTGATTTAGCTTATAACTCATCTACAGGCGTTGTATCATTTACACAAAGAACTGATGCACAAGTTAGAGCGTTAGTTTCAGCATCTGGTGATTTATCTTATGACTCGTCAACAGGTGCGTTTAGTTTTACAGAACGTACAGATGCAGAGGTAAGAGGATTAGTTTCTGCTTCTGGTGATCTATCATATAACTCTTCTACAGGTGTATTTAGCTTTACACAAAGAACTGATGCACAGGTACAAGCTCTTATTACAGGTGGTACAGGTGTAACTGTATCTAGTGGTGAGGTTGCAATTGGTCAAGCAGTAGCAACTACATCTGACGTTACCTTTAATGATGTAACAGTATCAGGTAACTTGACTGTTTCAGGTACTACTACAAACGTAAATACTGAAACAATTAATCTTGCAGATAACCAGATTGTCTTAAACTCAAACTATACAGGTTCTTCACCAACAGAAAATGGTGGTATAGAAATAGAACGTGGTACACAAACTAACAAAACACTTATCTGGAATGAAACAGATGATAAATGGTCTGTAGGTTCTGAAGCCTTTGTTGCAGGATCACTAGATGTAGGCGGTGGTTCTACTAATGGTGTAGTGATTGAGCAAGGTGCTATATCAATTAAGAATGGTGGCACAAAATCAAGAGTAGATTTTTATTGTGAATCTAGCAATGCTCATTACACAAGATTAGAAGCTGCAGCACATTCATCTTACTCAGGTAATCCAACAGTAACATTACCTACAAGCACAGGTACATTAGCTCTTACTTCTGATGACATAACAGGTAATGCAGCTACAGCCACAGCTTTACAAAACGCAAGAACAATTAATGGCACATCTTTTGATGGTACAGCTAATATTTCATTTGATTCTGATTCTGTTAGCGAAGGCTCAAGTAATCTTTATCATACAACTGAACGTGTACAGGATGTGATAGGTGCTGCATTAGTTACTAATGGTTCTCATACAGGACTGTCAGCAGCTTATGATGATGCAGGTGATGGAGCTATTGATCTAACTATAGATAGTGGTGGCGTAACAAATGCAATGTTAGCCAACAGCAGTATTACTGTTAGCGATGGTACAAACTCTACAGCCACTGCTTTAGGTGGAACAGTTACATTCTCAGCAGGAGAAGGTATAGATGTTACTGAATCAAGCGGAACAATCACTATTGCTGCAGAAGATGCCACAAGCTCAAACAAAGGTATTGCATCATTTACAAGTGATTTCTCAGTCAGTAGCGGAGCAGTATCACTAGCTAATTCAGGTGTTTCTGCTAACAGTTATGGTAGTGCTACAGCCATACCTGTTATAACTGTTGATGCTAAAGGTAGATTGACAGCAGTAAGCACAGCAAGTATTTCTACTAGCTTTACTATATCTGATGGCTCTAATACACAGAGCATAGCAGGTGGCGATACGCTTACAGTATCTGGAACTAGCAATGAAGTAGACGTAGCTGTAAGTGCTACAGATACATTAACAATAGGATTACCAAGCGATGTAACTATCTCTAATGATCTTACTGTTAGTGGTAATCTAAGTGTCACAGGAACAACAACACAAACAGGTTCAGTTGTAACTGATAACAACTTTACAGGTCTTACTAATGCTAATACAGGTAATTCCACAGACTTTGGTTTTTATGGTAAATATGTTGAATCAAGTACAACAAAGTATGCAGGTATTTTTTATGATGCATCTACTGATAATACTTTTAGACTATTTACAGATACACAAACTGTACCAAGCACTACAGTAAACACAAGTGCTACAGGTTATACAGCAGCAGATTTAGTTGTTGGTGGCATAACTACATCTGGACTAACAATAGGTTCAACAGCAGTTACATCAACAGCAGCAGAACTTAACATATTAGATGGGGTTACAAGCACAGCAGCAGAACTAAATTTATTAGATGGCTCTTCTGCTAATACAGTTGTAAACAGCAAGGCTGTTATCTATGGTTCTAGCGGTGAGCTTGCAGGTACTTTATCAACAGCAGCACAGCCTAACATTACAAGCGTAGGCACTTTATCATCTGCAACTATATCTGGTGATTTAACAGTTGATACGAATACATTAAAAGTAGATAGCTCAAATAATCGTGTAGGTATTCTTGATGCAACACCTGCTGTATCACTTGATATTGGTTCAGCTACTGATGCAATACATGTACCTAGTGGTACAACTGGTGAAAGACCTACAGGTGCTAATGGTATGTTTAGATACAACAGCACAGATAATCAGTTTGAAGGTTATGCTGATGGTGCATGGGGTGCGATTGCAGGAAGTGGTGGTAGTTCTGGTGCTTCTGCAATGGAAACTGATAACTTTACAGGCGATGATTCTACAACTGCATTTACATTATCTTCAAGCGTATCTGATGAAGATAATTTAATTGTATTTATAGAAGGTGTATATCAGAACAAAGGCGATTATGTTGCTAGTGGCACAACTATAACTTTTGATGTTGCTCCTGTAGCAGGTCGTAAAATTGTTGTTCATCATGTAAAAGCTGCAATATCTGGAAGCAACTGTATTCTAAACAGCTTCACAGGCGATGGCTCAGATACAACATTTACTCTTACACAAAACCCTGCATCAGAAAACAATACACAAATATTTATAGATGGTGTTTATCAGCGTAAAGATTCTTACTCAGTAAGCGGTACAACTTTAACTTTTGATGCAGCTCCTGCTAATGGAACAGCGATAGAAGTAATGATGTTTACACAAACTGACATCAATACTTTACCTGCATCATTTGTTTCAGGACTAACAGAAGTTACAGCAACAGGCTCAGATCATTTAATGGTTTACGATGCTACTGATGGTGCATTGAAAAAGGCATTGGCTTCAGACTTAATCGAAACTGTAGGCTCAACACCTACGTTTACAAACGCAACATTTAGCAGCGCAACACCATCAATACAACTTACAGATACAGACAACAATGCAGATGCTTATATTCAGGGAACAGATGGCAATCTAAAATTCTTTGCAGATGATAATGGTGAAGCAGGATCAACTGAAATTACTTTTGCATTAGATGGCACGCAAAGAGCTAAGATTGATGCAAGTGGTGACTTTACTGCTACCAATGTTTATGCAGGTGGCTCTTCAGGTGGTAAAAAGACAGTTGTTAATTTCCCAAATACCTCAAGTTATCCAAACAACAGCACATACAGCTTTAGTTTATCTGCAACTGAAGCACCTATTGGCTCATGGGTTATTTTAGGTGTTAGGATTACTTCAGGTAATTCAGGTGGAGATATGTACGCATATTTAGAACAGGATACTAATAAAGGTAACAGACAAATGAATTATGTTGGTACTTGGTATTACAATAGTGCTAGTGCTTCTATGTACTACATTAGTGCTTCTGCTGATAGAGACTTTACCCTAACTCACGGAACAATAGTGGCAACAAACACTAATGATTGGAGAGAAGTTTACTATTGGGGATATGTAATGGATAACTAATATGTATAGATTGATTGAAATTGATGGAAATGTAGCAGGTTTTGAGTACCATGAAGAAGGTACTTTAACTGAAGAGCAAGCAAGAAACGCAGTTAAGTATGGCACAACCACACCAAGCGATTCACAGATTCAAGAGCTTGATGACGAAAGTGCTGTATTTAGAAGCAACAAAGATGCTAGAAAATATTTAGCAGATACCGATTGGTATGTTGTTAGAAAAACAGAAACAGGTGAAGCGATACCTGAGAATATTACTACCGCAAGACAAGAAGCAAGAAACAGGATACAGGATATTTAATTATGGCAAACACTAAAATACCAAGCGAGTTATCAAGTACCCCTAGTATTTCAGATAGTGGTACAGCTA